ATATACCCTGACTTTGTTTGGATTGACTTTTGGAACAAGCTTGCAAATACACTTGTAAGTTTTCGTGCCATTCTCGGTTTGTAATTGCTGCCCACTTAATTCCTGGGAATAGTATGTGCAATCCGTCACATTGCGAAAATATATAGATCCGCTAGATACTGATCCAAACATACAAGTCAAAATAAAGGCGGTCATATCAAACCTCTTTTTTTGGCAATAATTACAAGAACTGTAAGGGCGCCAGTCATAAGAGCTGCAATTAAAATTCCTAAAACAACTTTTAAAAACATATCCTGAAATTTTTCAGATCTTTTTTGTCTTGCAATCGCAGCTTCTTTTCTTTTCTTCCTGGCTTCTGCGCAATGAGCTAGGTAATCACTATATAAATTAGCTCTTCCATATAATTGCATAAACTCACGCAAAGTTTCTTTTTTGCGTCTTATCTCTTCAAGAGCCATAAACTCTTCCAGGTCATTATCTTGTTTGCCCAGGAAATTAGTCCACATACTATTTTTTCTTTTATGTAGATCTTTTTGCAGCTGATCTTCTGCCCCAACAAACTTAGCTATTGCAGCACCAGCTGACGTTAACTCTCTTCCGTTCTCAATAGTTTGTTTGATTATAGCGTAGGCTCCATTTGCTAATGCTAGTGCTTCAAGCATTTAGTCACCTCACTTACTTAGAACCTTATCAAGTTTATCTTCAAGTCTGTGCAAGGCATCCATTAACTTCGTAATGTCATCCCTTACATCATCTTTTCTTGCATAATTATATGCAATCTCTTCTCTTGTTTTTGATAGTAATATTTGTTGTCTTTTGACTTCAGAAAACATTTTGCTAAAAGCCCAACCGAATGGCATCAGGATCAGTGTTATGACTGCCGACCATATGACTTGCACATCAAGTTCCATATTCTAACCTTTAGGATATTTATCTTTGATAGCTTTGATAGTTGTTTTCCAACCATCAATGCCATTGTGATATAAATCATCTAGTTGGTCTTTTATAGATGGATAAGCTTCTGCTCTGTCTCTTTGATATTTATTATTGTCGTATGAAGTCTGTAATTCTTTTTGTTTAGCTAGTATATCAGATTCAGAAATTGGTGTTGTGTTTTCAAGCCAAACAACATTTGCTGAATCTTCAGCAGAAACAGTGAATTTAGCTTTTGGATTTATTGCTAGTATTGAATGTGCAATATCTGTAATTATCTTTGTCATTACCCTTGTATCTCCATAGCTGTTATGACAGTCGGTACACCAGTTTCTGTGCTATCTCCTCTGCCACCTAATTTAGCAACACCATTTATAGCGTTCATTTGTATTTTATAAGTAATTGAAGATGTCGTTGATGGAGAATCTAAAACCTGTTGTCCAAATGGAAATAAAATATAGTTATCATCTTCTCCTATTATAGACATAAACGCATTTACATTACTTGCACCAGTACCAACTCCTATTGATGTAGACCCTCTTAATAATAAAATACTTGATTGATTCCCTGCAAGACTATTTGACAATGTGCCAGTAACTATTACTAAAACTTTAGAAGAAGTGCTTGTAGGTGTAATATCAACTGAAACACCTACATCTGTAAAAGTACTACTATTGTGTGTAGTTTGTGTTGTTCTACCCCCTGAAACAACTTGTAAAACAGTTTTAGATGGGAGTGATGGATATCCATTTATCGTTGTTGCCATTCGTTACTCCGTTGGTTTCTCAGGAAACTTAAAATCTTTATCTGTCATTGATTTAAAGGTTTTAGTAATATCTCGTAAATCTTGACGATACTTTTTCTGTGCATCTGTCATTATTATATCTGATGATGCCCACCAATCTGTTTCAGATATTAACATATTTCTTTGTTTTCTTAGTTCTGCTAAATCTCTATCAGCTTGACCATCTAACCATTCTTTCTTAATGGCATCTAATTCTTTTTGTTCTTTGTCTGTTAAAGTAACAAGTTTGCCATTTACATTTTTTATATCATTTGCCATTATTTTACTATTCCGTAAATTGTTATGTCATGTGCAGTTATAGGATTTCCATTACTAGATGAAATATTAAAACCTTTTATAATTTGTGCATATCCAGTTGACCTCATACCACCTTGAAAAACAATAGCTTCGGGGTTTCCATCTGTATGTGAGGTTCTGCAACTTCCCATTACAGTACAAGGAATGGTACTACTATTAACATGAGAAATAAAAAATTGAAATTGCGAACCCTCTCCAGTTGCACCACCTAAAGTAGAATAATTTAATTTTACAAAATCCCCAGCTTGAGATTCATCTCCTAATGCTAAATATTGCAAATCATATCCATGTAAACTTCCAGTAATAATTCCTGATGAATTTTTTAATTTGAGATATAAATGTGTTCCATCAGGTGGCAATGCAGAGCCGACTACAAAATAAGTGTCATAAGTCGTATTAATATAAGTATCGTCAATATCTATGGAACTTGCAGAACTTGTTGTTGAGTTCGTATAAAGTTTAATTAATCCACCAGTACTTCCAAAAGACAAATTTCCAGAACCATCAGTAATTAATGCTTTGTCTGCACTTGGTGCAGTCGTTGGAAAAGTTAATGTATAATTTTGTCCATGAGTATGTGCTGGTGATGCTAATTTTATTCCGTGATTATTATTACTACAATTTAATTGTAATGTTCCACTAGTGCCATCAGTAGTGCCATCACCTCTAATCTGTAATCCAGCACTTGATGAACTAGATGCAAAGTTTGTTTTAGCATTTGTTACTGTGCTATCACTAGGTGTGCCAATATCAAGAACATTACCTAACACAAGAATAAAGTCTATCGTATCACTGGAGGACAAAGTGCCACTACTAGGCAAGAATGTAATAGTAGAGCCTGACACAGAGAAT